AGTTTGAGGCATTTAAAGTTGATAGGTCTGCTTGATTGCTATTTGTTTGAACAGCGTTACCCATCAAAGAGTGTGCTGAACATTGATAATGCAATATTTGTGGAGTCGTATCTGAAACAACTATCTGCGTGTAAGCACCAGCCGAACCAGCAGTACCGTTAGTAGTAACGCCTGTTGTATAAGCAGTTGTCTTGTTTGCCTCTAAATAAAAACGTAGTGGATGACCTGAGTTAGAGTTGTCTGCCTGATCAAATTTATATGTACGACCCGGAGTTAGCGTTAAAAATGGTGATTCTTTGCCTCCAATTTTATAACCAGAACTTGATCCAGATCCGTTATATCTATGAGCACCTGTTTTACTTGCAACAGTAACCGTTAATGTTTTTGTGTTGCCTGTATAAGTTGCATTTAAATTTGAAAATCCAACTAAAGCTCCATCGTTTGTAAGTGTTGCATCTCCTGTAAAAGTAGGACTTGAACTTGAACCCGGATCGACCCAAGATAAAGTTCCAGATCCATCACTAGCTAAGACATAACCAGAAACAGCAGCATCAGTAGCAGGAAGAGTAAGTGTAAAGCTACTAGCAATTGTTCCGGGCGATTGAAGGGCTATGTAATGTGAGCTATCAGAATCTGCAAAACGTAAATCTTTTTGAGCATTAAGAGTTAAATCTCCAGTTAACGTACCGCCAGTTAAAGGAAGTTTTGTATTATCAGTAGTGTTGTCTGATGCCCATCCTAAATTTCCAGACCCATCAGATTTTAAAAACTGTGTTCCAGTTGAATCTGTTGCTGGAAGAATCCAAGTAATATCAGAGGCGACAGAAGCAGGAGCTTTTAACGCTAAATAATTTGCACCATTTGAATCTGCTTCAGAAAAACGAACTTCTTTTGCATTATCAACAATCAAATTGCCAGTCATTGTTCCACCAGCTTTTGGTAGAGCAGCATTGGCAGTTGTGTTTGCTGTATTAGCTAAGTCATAAGCAGTCTTAACAGCGTTAGGAGTGGCAGCAGTAGTAGCAGAAGTCGAGCTTGTGCTGTCAGTTAGTTGTAAAACACCAACGGCACTTGTCGTTCCAGTAGTTACTTTTGAACCAGTTATTGCAGCCGATCCAGAAATATCTGAGTTAACAATTACGCCTGTTGCAATAGCCGTAAGACCTGCATTGTTTATGCTTATGTCTCCTGTAACTGCTACTGCTGTTGGCACGGTAGAACCGTTACCAACGATAATTTGAGCAGAAGGAAGAGCCGCTAATTTACTAAATGCAATGGCAGCTCCAGCCGCTAAATTTGCATTTACCAAACTTGCATCAACCATTGTTGATGTAACAGTATTAGTATCAGCAGTAGTAATTAGTGTTCCTGTTATATCAGGAAAAGTAATAGTTTTATCTGAAGATTGAGGATCAGATACAGCAAGAGTTAGTTCGTAAGCGTCAACAGTACTTCCCTCGAAAACAATCGATCCAGTATTACTAATTAATAGCTGACCAGTACAGGTACCACCAGCAAGTCCCATCTTTTCTGTCTCAAGTTCTTGTAACGCATCTTGCACGTTAGTTGAACTTAATTGACCGTAAGGAGTGAAAACAATATTGCTTGCAACTTGACCAGCTACGGTCTGCGATAAATCAATCTCATTCCAACTACTACCACCACTATTCGTAACTCCTAAAATATAATCAGGAGGTGAAAGTGATACAACTGGAGCTGGTGCGGATGGCGTTCCAGCAACATCTACAACGACATACACGCCGTCCGTTGTAGATGATGGACTTGGAAGATTGGAACCAACTGCTAAACCAGCCGCTATTCCTGCGGTGGTCGTGCTAGCCATTTTGCTAGTGCTTGCGTTAAAGGTGCCTCCAAAAACCAGACTGCCCTTTGTCAGCGTGGTAATCGCCTGCCAAGCGTTCCCGTCCCAGATGAACGCATCTTCAGAAACCGTATCAAATAATATTTGTCCGTTAAATTGTGCTGTTGGATATCCACTTTGAGCAATAGATTGAAAGATTGCAGTAGAAGTATTAGACAGCTTAGTGCCATCAATTGTATCATTGCCAATCCTTGCTGCTGCAATGCTTCCAGTGGTTATTTTATTTGCATCAAGCACTGGAATATCTGAAGCTGCAAGTGCCGCACCTGCTGTTGCAACGCCTTTATTGTTAACAGTTAATTTTCCATAAGTACCTGCACTAATTCCGCTAGTTGAGGTCGATAAATTACCATTACCATCAACAGTTAGCCCTCCTCCAGATGTAATTTGTACAGCACCTTTAGCACTGGTTGTTGCTACTGGAAGGTCGCCTGCTACTAATCCTGTAGCGGCTGTAATCATGCCTTGATTATTAAAAGTTATACCAGAAACTTGTGCTCCAGTAACACTATTAGTAAGTGATAATGCACCTGCTCCACTAACAGTTAAGCCAGTCCCAGCAGAAACACCACCAACAGCAGATGTAGTAGCAAGAGGAAGATCACCAGCAACAAGGGCTGCAGTTGCAGTTATAAGTCCCTGTGCGTTATAAGAAATCCCTGAACGAGTAGCTGCACTAATTGTGTTATTTATTCCAAGTTTCCCTGAAGCAACATTTAAGCTTCTATCAATATTGGTGGTATTTAATTTTGCAGCCGTGACCGTTCCGTCCCTTAGCTTGCTTGCACCGTCTAAACCAGTAGAGCTTGAAGTAGAAGTCTCAACCTTATCATTTGTGACTGCTCCATTATTTAGGCGAGTCGTTGTAATAGCTGACGCTCCAATACGAGCATCAGGTAATGTTCCACTTGTTAATTTTGCAGCACTATGATTTGGAATATCTGTGTCGGCTAAAGAACCTGTTCCAGTAATAATTCCTTTTGTGTTAACAGTAACTTTTGCATAACTCCCTGCACTAACACTTCCTTGAGTAGCAATAGATATGTTTCCACTTCCATCAACTGCTAATCCACCAGAGCTAGGGACGATGATCGCACCTCTAGCACTTGTAGTTGCTAATGGAACATCTGTTGCAGAAAGAGTTGTTCCTGCTGTTACTTGACCTTTTACGTTAACAGTTACTTTTGCGTAAGAACCAGCAGAAAGGCCACTAACATCTGCAAGAGATATAGCACCATTACCATCAACGGCTAATTTCCCTGCTGTAGGAACAGAAACAGCACCAATAGCACTAGCTGTCGCCTTGGGAAGATCAGTTGCACCTAAAGCTGCTACACCGCTAATTAATCCCTGAGCTGTGTAAGTAATACCGCTTGTTGTTCCTGCTGAAATGCTGTTTGAAATTCCAAGCTTGGAACTAGCAACACTTAAACCACGATCAAATTTTGTGGCATCTAATCTGTCAACCGTTATAGAACCAGCTCTTATTTTTGCTGCACCGTCAATTCCAGTTGTAGAAGAAGTTGAAGTTTCTATTTTTATATTTGTTACAGCACCGCTTTGTATTGCTGCACTTGCTACTTGATCTGTTCCTAAAGTTCCAACCTTGGCTCCGGGAATATCGCCGTTATCAATTAAGGCAACACCAGCCGCTATTAAATCCTTTACAGTAATTTTTTTTGTTTCTGATCCACTTAGATCTGCAATAGCTAATGGATCTGTCGCTTGTACACTTGCCTCTGCTAAAGCTGGCAAATTTGAAATTTCTAAATCTGGCATTGACCCGTTACTAAACCAATATCAGTATCTTACTTTCTATTTGCGTTTTTGTTACTAAGCCTGTTCTAAAACAATAGGATCTCCGCTTTCTTGTAAAAGCTTAAATGAGTCTTCTTGCAATAAGTAAGCATCAGGAGCACCAATATTTAAAGAAATTTCACCGCTAGTGACAAATTCAATCCTTGTCTCAATTTGTTCTGTTGCCGCTACTGTTAAAGCAACACTTGTAACAACACATTTAGTTTGATAGTAAACAGTCTTTTTTTTATCAGTAGAATCATTGTAAATATAAAAACGTCCATCAAAATCTGATCCTTGTTGCAACCGCACTATTAACTGAGCTAAATAAACAGGTAATTCGGAAAACTTAGAAGCATTACCATGTTGAGAAAGATCTGAACCATGCAAGTGTTCCCAAAAACAGATCATTGAACCTTGTCCAGAAATTAAACCAGATTCATATTGATCTCTAAATTCTTTTCCTAAAGTTGTAATGTCAACCTGATCTCTATTAGTTGTCAACTCAAACTCTTTGATATTTGCAACATGTCGATAAAACTCATTGTTCACTTTTATATTAATTTCTTTTGCTGAACTAGGGCTAACAAGCGTTAAAGCCTCTGCTGCCAATCCTGCAACAGCTTTTTCAAATGTATTAAAAAGTCTAATTCCGTCAGCTTTATCTATGTGAACAAAACCTGTCCAATCTGGATAACTGTGATTATTAACAAGCTCTAAATTCGATTTATCAACTGTAGAAATTTCAACACGATCGCCAGAAATCAAAGTTGCTAACGAATGATCTACGCCAAACCTTTTAGCTGAAGTATTAACATCAGCAGGGTCTAAAGTTGTAAAAAAACCTCCAGCAGAAGAATCTCTACCAATAGCAATTTCACCAGTTTGACCAAAATAAATAGACATTAAGAACCATCAGCGGAATTACCTGTAGCCAATGAACTCTCAACGGGAGCACCATTAGCTTCCCAATTTATATCAACTGAAGAAACTTCACCCATTGAAGCACTCATTGAAAGACCTGTAATAAAAACCCAAAAAGTTATAAATCTAGGTTTTGCTCCATCTAAAAAAGCAAGTTTTAATTTTACAGAAGTACTAGGATCTTGAACTCCATCAGAAGGGTCATTATTCCCTGCATCTGCCGCACTACTTCTTTTAATTGAATTTTCAAGAATAGTTTTTACATTAGAACCGCCATCTGTTGAGTAATAAAAAACTCTTGCACTACCTGAATAACTTCTTATTCCATCCTTCAAAGTCCTATCAGTATCTCCCATTGAAGTGGTTTCGATAACAGCTTGACTCATAGAAAAGCTCCAGTTTTGCACTTTTGCAATTGTTTCTTGCCCTGTCCCTGACGCATCGCCACCAAGATATAGCTTTCCATCCCTACCGCTATAAAATCCAGCCACGGTTCTAAATTAAAAACATTGCATTTATTCTACGGTGAATCGAGACATGCGACAAAAGAACAACTAACATTACTGATTCCGGGCTGAACACTTGTTACTTGTGGAGGAGATGAATAACGCCACCTTAAACCCTTTCTTGTTTGCCCATCTTCTTCACCGGGATTGTTTCCCATAATTTCCTTTTCTAGCAAATCGCCTGAACCTGTCCCATCTAGTCCTAAACCTCCATTTGAAGGCTTGAATCTAATCCATTTCCATTCTGAATTAACTTGATCATAATTATTAATAATTAAACCTGCTGCACCGTCAGAAATATTGGCAAAACCAAGTTGTAACTTGGCATTTACTCTGCTATTGCCATAACGTAAGTGAGTTTTAGTCCCATTTAATGACTCAAATGTTTGACTTGGATATTCACCGGGAGAAAAACTTCTGCTAGTAGGTTTTAAATCTGGGAAATCAACGTATGTAGACATTTAAAGAACAGCAGTGAAATGAGATAAAGTACCTTCCCATCCATCAAGAATAGCTAAAGAGCCTGTACTTGTTAAGGGTGCATGACTTCCTGATATTTCGATTAGGCCATCTTCTGAGTAAGAAATAGTTTCTAATTTATAAACTCTATTTGTTGTAACAGTTCCTTTTACTGTAAACAATACTCTTTCTGTTGGAAAATTTGCACCTGTTACAAAATTAACTCCTGTTTTTTCTAACACTTCTGTACTGCCCGGTTTCCAATAATAGATAGATGCATTTGTTTCTGTAATTGTATCTTTAGTAATAACTTTTCCGTCTTCTGTAATAACACCGTTGGCATAACTATCAACGTGAGTTGCTTCACTTACAAGTCTGAAATACTGGCCGGGTGAAAGGTTAATGCAATATTGAGGAGCTGTTTTGAAAGTTACTCCATGATCCACCTCTTTTCTTAGTTTTAAAATATATTTTGCATATTTTTTTGCATGGTCTTCTGTTGTGCAAAAACCAGACAGGTCGTATGTCTCAATAGGATCATAAGCACTTCCTCCATGATTATCTTTTAATCTAAAAATTAAAGATTTAGTTTCTGGAAAGCCATTAGCTCTCTCTTTTCTCCATAAAATATTAGCTTGAAACATTTGTCTTTCTTCTGGACTTAAGAAAGAGGCTTTTAAATCTTTTATATTTCCATCAGTAAATAATGCGTTTACCTGAATTACTTGATCATGGTCTATTTGATAATTATTTTCTTTGTAAGGTACGGCTGGAATTAAATTAAATTTACCTCCTATTACTGTAAAGTCTAAAAGATTATATGTTCCATGTTCATATAAAAATTCTCTAATATTTATTTTGTTGCTCATTATTCCATCCCAAGTAAAAGCATTTCCATTACAAAACTTAGCTCCAATTGACATGTCGCTAACTGCATTAACACCAATAAGTTCACCAGCTCCTAGATTAGAATCCGTTAATAACGCATAAGCAATTTCAACAAAATTATTACTTGCTGCCTTGTATTCGTTCCAATGGGCTGGCTGTTGATCAGGAATTTTATTTAAAGCAGTTTGTTTTGCTTGATATGATTTTCCTTTATAAAAAACAATAGAATGAGTAGCGTAAGACGTAGTTGAAATCCAAGGAACACTTGATCTTAAATTTGTTATCTTTATCCCTTTTTTAAAATAAGCAGAAAGTTGTGTGAAATTTGTCCATTCTTTTGCACTATTAATTCTTATTCCACCTAATGCTAAATCTTCATAATATGGTTTTTCACTTCCCGTATTAATCAACTCATTTACATATACAATTTCGTGCTCTGGGCCATCCTGATGGCTTCGTGTTTCCATCCCCGGAAAATTCACATAATCAGCAATTACGTCATAACGATTAATAGATTTCAGTATTTTTTCCGCTTCATTTACACCCGTTTTAGTGACTGTAAAACTTGCACCGTTTGGAAAAATTCCAGAAGGTAAACCAGAAGGTCTTGGGATCGTTATCACATCCCCTGTTTTATATCCATTACCTCTGTCTGTTATGACCCATCGAGCGTTCCAAGTGTTTGCGTAATCCCAAGTAATATCAACTTGCACTCTTAACCCAGAGCCAGTTCCCCCTTGGCAAACTACCGTTGCACTTTCAAAGCCATCATTAACAGGCATTATGGGTCACCAATGGCAAGAGTAATTGTAGGTATTTTTCTATTAACTTTATAATAAGCAACTTCTTCGCCGTTAATAGGATTTGTATCTACAAACGGATCTTGTGAGCCAGCACTTGTAGCCTCTATTGTGTAACCAAAGGAAGCTGGTTCCCCTGAAGAGTTTATAACTATTCCATCTTGACCTGTTATTGAGAGAATAGGAGTATTTCCTAAGAATTTTTCATAAGCATTAATTTCAACATCTTCAATCTGTGTGTTCGGCTTAGTAATTTGGATACCCTTTTCTACACCATTCTCAAACAGAAGCCATGCCCATTGACCTCCCGGCCAATTCTTATTCAATGAAATCAAGGTTTCATTATGAGGCTCTCCCGGTGTTGTGTCGTAATTATAAGAAGGTTTAGGATCAGGAGGATTAGGATTAATTGGCCCTGCTAAGAAGAAAGTATTAACACCAGTTATTCCTGTCTCATTATTATCAATTTCGGTTACTGGCCCTGTTTCAGTTGCAGCAGCTCTTTCAATAGTTTGAATCCATTCAGTATTAGATACATCTGGCATATCTAAATAATAGTCATCTCTTCCAGCAAATGTAACAACAAAATTACCATAATCAGTACTACAAACAAACGATTTTTCACGCTGTTGTTTCTTATTTTCTTCTTCTGCTAATCCAGCACTGGTAACATTTGCGTTTAATAAATTATAATTTTTCTTCATTCCAAACACTGCAACCATGTTACCGGGATGAGGTTTAAATCTATATTCAAATTGACTATTTTTACCACTATTAAAGCCGGGGTGAGTGATTTTTATATAGTTATATTGAGATTCATTAGTATTACCTTGTACGCAAAATATTCCAGAATGATCGTTATATTTATAATTTGAAAGATCTTTCCAGCTTTCAGTTGTTCCTATTTTTCTAACTTGCAATTTAAAAAAAGATATTCGTTTTAAATATAAATCCATCTGGCCAGCCTGAAAAGATCCTCTATCGTTAAAAATTTTTTTTCTATCCTCTGACGTAGGAATAGAATTTAAGTTAGTTCCTCTTACGTGATTATAAACTTTTGATTTCAATCCAATTTCTGTAACGCTACAAGATCGACTATTAGAAATAGTTCCAATAGCTACTTTTTGAAGTATTGGGTTGCGATAAGGAAAACCATATTGCATTGACCAATCACTTTTATCTTGCTCTGTCCTTATATCTATATTGTCAACTCTTGTTTTTTTATCTGTCCATGTAGGAATCTTTGCGTGTTCATATAAATTAGGGTGTGAAAAATATGAACTTCCATCAGCTTTTAACCATTGACCACCTGCTTCTTCTACTTCAAAAGTATAAAAACGCTCAATGCCTTCAATGCCATCTTCTTCTTGTCTCCAAGGAGTTCCGGGCGGTGAACCTCCATTTTTTAAATCAGTAACATCAATACAAGAAACAATGGCATCGCCAGCCATATAAACATCCCCTATGGCTAAATGAGTGTCTATTTCTTCCCTTAAAGAACGAACCATTGATATAACATCTTCTACTCCATGCGGTTTCGTTCCAGTAGTTTCAGTAGCGTCGTAAGGTTGAATACTACGCATAATCCTATAAGTCATCTTTGTCCCAACTGTCGTTCCATCACCACCCGTAAAACCAGCTCTTGTTGGCCACCAAGTAGCAATCTTTTTAACTTTTACTCTTAAGGTTTTTATTGCGTCTTCATCCATGCCCCTAGTTTCAAAAATAAACTCATAAGGCAATTGCACAACATTGGCATTAGGCATAGGCGAATACAAGCCAAAAATTGATTGTGTTGTAGGGTTTCTTGAACCACTAAAAGGGAAGACATGCGTATCTCTTACACTGTTTAAATCGTCAGTTGGGATGCTTCCGACAGACCAACTATCAGAAAAAACATCATTAAAAGGGAGTGGCATCCCTGCAACTTTTGTGTCTGGATATTTATCACCACCATCTTCAAAATTATCTCTAGTAATTCTATTTGGTTCATTTAAAGAACTTGATTTGAAAAATAAATCTAATTTTTTCTTGCTATAGGTTGAAAGTAAAAGATCTCCTATCGCATAACCAGCAAAATCAGGCCGACCATCTATTTCCCCTAAAGAAAACATAGTGATGGCTTTTAACTGCTGTGCTCTTCCTAAACTTAAAAGCTGTGACCATAAAAGTTGGCCACTTACCCTAACGCCTCCAATTACAGTTTCTACAGTGTCAAAATCAATTTGATTGGCAAAAACAAGCGGAATTGTATCTCCTAAAACAGCTAACTCCTGAATACTATTAAATTCATATTGAGGAGCAAAACGCTTTGAACCAATAGCATCTGCTCCCCTAACAGCAGTACCCTGTTTAATAGGTTTAGGTTTAGGTGTTAATAAATAACCGATTGCTGTCATAGCAACGGCAAGATAAATTTGTCCCCAAGTAATACCAGCAAAAGCTACTGCGGCTGCTGGGCCTGCTTGTATATAAGGAATCAATTCATATCCTTCTTTTCTTTTTCCGTTGTACTGAGCCGTTGTATCTATAAATCGCCAATATTCATCCTCTGTAATTCCTAATACTTCACATAATTCTATTTCCGTTGGCAGTAAGACCCTACGACCATAAGGGCGTTTAGGGACGACCAACTCACCACCGACTCGCCGAATGTTTTCTGATAGTTTATCCATCCTTCCTCGTAGTAAGCAGCCATGCCGTAACCATCATCTGATTTGCACAAACCAATTGCTCCTAGTTTAGGGGGTGATTCAACTCCCCACCGATTTAATTCTTCAAAAAAGATACTGTAATCTTTTTTTCTTAATCTTCGATACCAACTTCTTGCTGGTTCAGGAGAACTTATTTTGTAATAAGCCAAAACAGTTCGACATATACTTAAGCAATCTCCAGCCCCATGTTTAACAGGATCAGCCCCTAAACGATAAGGTAAACCGATTAATTGATCTGGCCTCATCTTGTTTGAATACTTCCTGTTATTGGTAAATGAGAAACTTGTCTTGTAGTCAAAACTCTATTAGGGGCATTAGCACCAACAGCATCTATTGAAGAACTTAAAACAATTTCTATATTAACAGGATCATAAGTGAGGGATGTAGCTAACCAAACTTCAGAAGCTAACAACGTAGTAGGAACTAAAGAAGGAGTTTGATCTGGCTCTGATTTCATTACATAAGTTTCAACTTTTATATGGTATTTAAGGTCAACTGCTGTCTTTGCATAGTTCATGCTAATTGCATTATTAGCAAGCAACAAAGCTGACTCCATATTGTCTCCTGATCTGTTTCGAGCTGCTCCTTGATACATGAAACTTAAAAATTGATGTTTTTTATTAGTAAGAGGATTGGTGATAGGAGTGTTATTTCCGTCAACAAAACCATTTTGAAAACAATTGGGATCAAAAGCAGCATCACCTCCTGCCGCCGTAGTGATCTCAATAAAATTAGTTAAAATTGTTATGCTCATAAACCTAAAGTAGCTCTTCGACTACGAGAATTTCTTAAAGAAGATATTGTCCTAGATTCACCAACGGCTGCACCTCTAGCAGTAGCAGTTGCAATGATTTGTCCTACAGCAGACTTAGGAACAAACTCTTCAGAATCAAAATTTAATATAGGCCCAGAATAATTAACGGTTGTTGATGCTCCAGAAGCTCCTCCTGCTGATGATTGACCAGTGCCGGGAATTACAGCCTCACCTCTTGCCCCTGCGTTGTACCGTTGCATTGATTCAGCCATCTTAGAGGCTGGAATTATATATTCATCCTCTCCAGCTTCTCCGACAAGTCCCAGAGTTGGTTTAGTTGCCATTCCTCCAGCAGCAAACGGTTTGATCCCGTTAGCAACATGACCACCATCTGCTAATCCAAAAGCTTTAAACACCATCTTTTGAATTAACAAAGATGCAATTTGTTTTGCAATTCCCGCAAGTGATTCGCCTAAAGATTTTGTTCCGTCTATTAATCCCATAATTGCCCCGTGAACTCCTTCTGCCATTATTCCTTTTATTTCTTGCCATGTTTCTGCCACTTTTTTAGAATTTTCATGTGCTTTTTTAATTGCTTCTGCCGCTTGTTCTGCTTCTTTTTTCTCTTCTTTTAACCCTGTTTTAGTTTTAAACTCTGGCAAATCAAGAGCCTCATCCCTAAATATATTTTTAATTTGTTCCATTATTCTTTTTATTGCTATTACTAAGTTTTCTCCGAATAATTCCATTTCTAAAAGAGAATCTTGGGCTTGTTTCTCTATGCCTTTAAAAATTGAGTTCCAAAAATTAGTAAATCTTTGTAGTAATCTTAATTTTCCAGCTCCAAAAGACTCACTAATTCCATTTCCAATACCAGTTAAAATGGCTATAAACTGACGAAATGGAGCCAACATGCCATTAATGCCTGTTGCAAGAAGTTCAATTGCAGCAGAAACACCATAAAAAGACAACTTAAGAAGTTCAGTTAGTTCAGATTGACCAGCAAAAACATTTGAAAAAGCAGTTCCTATTCTTTTAATAGAACCCATTAACGTGTCTTGAGCTGTAAAAGCGGCTTTTACTGCTGCACCTTGGGATTTAATTTGATTTTCTATTAGTTTATTTAGCTTTTCTGTGTCTTGAATTGCTACCTGAATACCTTTAAATGCTTCAATTCCAAAGGCTTCTTGTAATTGACCTGTGCTAAATCCTTCTAGTTTTCCTAACGCTCCAACCAAACCTTCACTTGCCAAAGTTGCTTCATTCAAATCAATTCCTAACTTCTTCCCAGCTTGTCCACTTGATATTTTCGCAAGAGCTGAGTTTAAACCGCTAAATGCCGTCTCTATATTTGTACCTGCTGCTGTTGACTGAGCAAGAACAGCATTAACCTCTTCTAATTTGATTCCTAATCCTGCGGCTGTCGTTGCGACTTTACCTATGTTGTTCGAATACTGACCGATAGTAATAATGCCGTCTGCCTGTGTTTGAGCAAACTTATCCATTAAAGAGGCGGCTTGATCAGCTCCTAATCCATAAGCGTTTAATACTTTTACAGCAGCTCCTCCAGCCGTGTTTATATCAGTAAAACCACCAGTAGCACCAAGACTTGCTGCCTTTAATATCATTGCTGCATCAGCAGCATCAGTAAAACCAGCAGAAGCCACGTCATAAGCAGCTCCAGTTAATTCAGCTACACTTGCAGCTCCATTTAATTCAATACTTAATATCTTTAATTCATTAATTAATCTTTCCGAATCACCTCCTAAAGTTCTGAATTTTGCAGCAGCAAAATCAATTCCTTTCATGGTATTGAAAGCTGCTCCTATACCAGCAACAGCTCCAGTAAAAGCAATTAAAGGAGCAACTGTACTTTTAATAGCAAGATCTAAAGCTTTAACTCCTACTGCTGCAACCTTTGATTTTACTCCTGCTCCTAAAGCTGCATTACCAAATCCACCTAAACCTTTTGATCCTAAGACTGCTTTTCCTGCTAACTGATCAAATGCCTTTTCAGTTTGCTTTGCCGCTGCCGCAGTTTTCTTTAACTTGGCTGGTGTTCCCAAGTCTTGAAAATTAATTCCAATAGTCGAAATTAAAGCGGTCACATTCTGAGTTCCTTTTATATGTAGATCTTAGCGGTACTTTGCCCTTCTCATATTATTTTCATGCTCTTCATTTAAAAGATCAAAATAAGCAGACCAAATTAACAACTCTTCTTGTGTAATTTTTTTATTTAATTCTTGCAACGTATAGCCTAATTCTTTCGCTACTCCTAGTTGAAGCTGTAAAAAAGTATCTTTTTTAAGTGCTTCTTTTAACCTTTTGGGTCGGTGTCATTCTCCTCTCCTTTGTCTGGAAGAATTGCCATCATTACTTTATCCATGATTTCAGCGGTTACTTCATGTCTCATTTCATCAATTTGACCAGCAGCAAACATTCTTCTTCCATCTTCAAATAATGCCTTTGCAACAAACAAACGAATCGCAAAAATATTCATATCATCTTTGGCTCCTTTCATCGCTTGCTCTCTTTCAGCCATTGTTAAAGGAGTACACCAAAACTCGAAATCAGTTCCATCTGTAAGCCTTACAACTTTTTTTTCTTGTGTTAAATTAGATGCTTTTTTAAGTCTTTCTAATGGACTTAATTTTGTTTTTGCCGTTGGCATAAAAAATAATTCTGTTTGCATAAATTATATCAATAACAATAAAGGCCAGCCATAACGGCTAGCCCCTATTTTTATTTGACAAAATCATGTGAATTAATCTTGTCTTGTCGTAATGACTTGTTGTCCCTGCTAACTCTCTTAATTTCCTATTTGGTAAATAACGCAAAAAAGAAGCAAAACCCTGTCCGGGTTTGGGACTTCGATAAACAAACAAAGACCCAATTGCTTTTAACACTCTTATGAAGAAGTGCTTAAGTCGAAAGTTGGTGCATTGTTAGGTCTAAAGGCAACCTCAACCATTTGAGCGTCATCTGGATTAACAGTGAAACTTGCAGAAAGTAAAACAGCATCCATTGAAATGCTTCTACTTAATGCTTCTGTTCCTTGCTTGTCTTGATAAAGCCTAAACGCTGCTCCTACTTGCTGACGTTGTAAAACATCTTCTACAAGTCTGTTAGATAAAGCAGCATCTTCGTCAGTAACGTAAACACTTGCACTTCCGTTCCCATCCGCAAAACCGGAAATGTAAGTTTTAAATGGTGCATATTGACCAACTGTTTGACCAATTGTTGTTACGTCAATTTCACTTCTTGTTACTTCAAAAGACCAAGATTGAACTTGACCAACTGAAGCGTAATCGTTGTAATAAACTTCAAATTCGTTAGGAGCTGCTGCTGTCCCTACATCAGTTAGGTTTACAGGAGATCCGCCGTTGGTTGCTGAAACAGTCATTGCTCCAGAACTTGCTGTGTAAGTCTTAACGTAATAAGTTGTTCCAGCAGTTAAACCAGCAGGTAAAGTTCCTGTTCCTGATCCACCTGTAGAAGAATCAACTACCTGAAATTTAACTGGGTCGCCTACTTTTAAATTTAAGTAAGCTTGAACAACCATAGTTTCAGTGCCTATGGTGACATCAGAGGGGCTGAAGGTTCCTGTAGTACCAGCAGGTTTGTAGTACAAGGCTCCAGACGTACCTGATAAAACAGTAACAGCCATTGGATTGGGGTTAGTCTAAGTATGCGTCAAATGTAGCTGAGAATTGCGTTTGATAAAACGCTTCTTGCTCTGCTGGTTGTATTGTAGCTAATCCTGAACAAGGATCAAAAATAATACTGCTAAACTTTGCTCTGTCAAATTTATCTTTTACTCTTTCCCCAATCGTTAGGTTTGCACCTGCCCCAATACCAGCAGGACTAAATACATTAATAACCAAAGTGCCTGTTTGACGGTTAAACGAGTTGCCTGTGGTTGGCGGTTGTAATGTTGCATAATTATTTGCTCCAAATCTTAAAAATACTTGTATCCAAGGAGTGTTGTTTGGTGGTGTAAAAGGGGCGTTTTGAAACGCTACAGGATAAGCAGGAGCAATAGCCATTTCGGTGGCAATACGTCCTTCTATTGCAGCTCTAACGTCATTAAAAGTGCTACTCATTTAATGTTACCTGCATTTTTATTAACCCAACCTTGCATGTCTTTGGCAATTTGTTGAATCCAACCGGGGTCTGCCTGTTGACTGTGACCTGTTGCTAAAGGCTCCGCATAAGGAAGTGAATTATGCAAAATATATGAATTACCAATCTTTTCATTACCAACCATGTAGTTCATTCCTTTTGCTGGTTCAACAGAAGTTCCTTGATCTCCTTCATATTCTCCAGTGGCGTTTTCTCCTATTTGCCAGCTATTTCTAAACCGTCCAGTATCAACAGGACTTTCTTGTTTTAATAATGTATCTGTTTGCAAAACAGCTTGACGCAATAAAGCGTCTAATTTTTTACTTAATTCGTCATCAAACTGACTTGGCCTCATACCTGTGTATTTAGCTTTCATTACAACCTCAGAATTAGTTCATAGCTAATTGCAGTATTAGCTTGTTCTGTTGTTTCAACTCGGATTATTTGATAAACCTTAGAACTAATAACAACACGATCTGAAACTGTTGGAGTGTAATCCAAATCAGAAGCAGCAATTGTTAAACGCTTATCAGTTGCTTTTACTAAATCATCAACTTGTCTTGCAATAACATTTTCAACAAATCCTTTAACAGTTGTATCTGCCGTTGTCTCTCCCATAGTTCCAGTTGCCGTGTTATAAGCACTTCCTGTAACTTTACGAATTGTTACATCACCACCGACGGCTTTAAGAACTTTCTTTGCAGCTTTCCTAAAGCCTTTAGGTTTTACAGCCATTAGATCCTATAAGCAATAACTGATCCTGCACTTGTTTGAGTAATGCTGGTAAAAACTCCTTCAATTTCTGTGCTTGCTTTTAAATCAATTCCAGAAACAGTTGAAGAACCATTTTTGGTGACATTTGAAGAAACCAACGTAACAGTTGAATCTGTTAAGCAAGTAATTTTCCCAAACCTCCCAGTATGGGCGTTTGTGTCAGTGATGATGATTGCAGCAGGATAAGTAATTCCCATTAGCTTCTTTTTACAGCGATGTTGCCCGGCCCACTAATTCTAATGCCTGTGAAGTATCTTTCAAACATTGGTGGAACACGATCAGCACCAACAGCACCATAATTATTAGGAGTTGCATCCAAAGATCCAACTTTAATGTTTTGATAATCCTCTAATCCACTAAGTCCTAAACCGTCTTTATTGTTATTCAAATAAACAGATAAAACAGCTAATGCTTTTTTTATTTGGTCTGGAATTTCTGTATCTGTAAAATAATCTGTTGTTATACGAAAAGGAAAACCAGTTGCATAAGTATTGATATAAGTATCAGGCTTTCTTACTCCAGTACGAGGCCATTGCAAAGCTTGTGTATCTGTTGCTCTTGCACCTAAAAATCTTTCACGGTCAATTCTTTGAGTCGCTGAATATAAAGCTCTATTTTTTTGGTCAGTTGTAGCAGTTCCCCAAGCAACAACATCGTCATCTTCCATAAGACCGTCAATTAGATCTTGTGTATCAGAAAGACTTAAATAACTGTTTGCGTTAGCTGCTCCTGCTGTCGCTACTATCGTTATTGCCATTAGAAGAAACTTTGGGTTTACGCTTACGTTTTTGTTTTGGCTTAACAGCTTTA